CAACGGCTGTGTTACTTGAAGCTGTGGTAGCGGTACTTAAAGTAGCATAGCCAAGACCAGTATTATTTGTTCCTGTTGTATTAGCATCTAAAGCCACCGTTCCAACAGCTACGTTATAACTTGCCGTAGTATTTGCTGCTAAAGCATTACCACCAACGGCTGTATTGTTAGACCCTGTCGTATGCACTGTTAAAGCATTTTTACCAAGTGCAGTATTTAGTGTACCTGTCGTGTTTGCATATAAAGAATGATAACCAACTGCTGTGTTGTTTGAAGCTGTGGTATTTGTGTATAAAGAACTTTTACCAACTGCTGTATTACTTGCGCCTGTGGTGTTTGCTGTTAAAGAAGAATTACCTACTGCTACGTTGTCATCTGCGGTTGTATTAGTATTTAAAGCATTTCTTCCAAGAGCAGTATTATAATTACCTGTGGTATTATCTTCTAAAGATTCTTCACCAACAGCTACATTATGAGCACCAGTTGTATTTGCCAACAGCGCATCTTTACCAACGGCTGTGTTACGAGCACCTGTGGTATTAGCGGCTAAAGCATTAGTTCCTACCGCAACATTATTGCTGACAGTGGTTGCTACCAAAAAAGCACCCGATCCAATCGCCACATTGTCTGCGCCCGTGGTTAAAGCCCCAGCAGCATTATCCCCTACTGCGGTGTTGTCGGAACCAGTGGTGACCGCATCCAGTGACGCTTCCCCAATGGCTACGTTGTCCGTACCTGTAGTTAAAGCTGTGCCTAAATTACCGCTACCGAGTCCTACGTTGCCTGTGCCACCTGTCATGTCTAAAACGTCAGTAACGGCAGCACCACTCCCTGCTCCGTCAGTTACGATCATTTTGATACCACCATTCGGTACTACCACATTGGCTCCTGTGCCTTGCGTAAGGGAAACTGCGTAGCCAGCAGAGTTCTGAATTATCCAGACTTTACTAACTGTGTTGGGTGCGAGAGTAACTGTGTTCAATGCAGTAATAGACCCTGTTAACGTCAATACCATTCTTCTTGGTTCTGAATCTGTTTCAGTACCATCAGGTATAGTAATCGTGTGCGTAGTGCCTGTTATTCCTGTTGAAGCACTACCAAAGGCTTCACCAATAAGCGTTAAATTCGTATTTGTTGTTGTACCCCATGTTCCGCTACCGTCACCAGTAGCCATTTCATCGAGTCTTAAATTATTTACGTACGTGCTTGCCATGTTTGTTCTCCAATAATATCATAACTTATTTATGCTGCAATGTCTGTCCAATTTGGATCCTGTGTATCATCTACGGTGCCCCAACTTGGGTCCTGTGAATCGCTTACTCCGGTCCAACTTGGATCTTGGTCATCATCAATAATACCCCATACTAATAACTGATTTACGTAGCCAGTTCCGTAAACCCCTGTTACTGCAATATTACTATGTCCAGTAGCAGTTAATGTACCAACACTTCCTGTTGCAGCCTCTCCTGTAATAGAAATTACATTAACTGTAACCGTACTTACACTGCCTAATGCCGATGTTCCTGCTACTCCCGTAGGATAGACATTAGCATCTCCAGTAACGGTTTCATCGCCCTGGGATATGGTAGAGGCTGTACCACTAACTCCTGCAATTGCAAATCCTGCTGCGAGCAATGTGCCTACGGCACCTGTGCCAGCTAGGCCTGTTTCAGCGACTATTGCAGCGCCTGTTGCAGTTACGCTACTAACTGCGCTAGTTCCAGCAACTCCTGTCTCTGTTACATTGGCTTCTCCCGTAACAGTAAGGGAGTTAACTGCTCCTGTACCAGCAACACCTGTTTCCGCTACATTTGCATCTCCAGTAACTGTTTCTGTACCAAGTGCAGTGGTTCCTGCGAGTCCTGTTACAGCTACATTTGCAATACCAGTTGCAACAACAGTGCCAACTGAACCTGTTCCCGCTACTCCTGTTTCCGCTACATTAGCGTCACCAGTAACTGTTTCTGTACCTAACGCAGAAGTGCCTGCAAGCCCTGTAAGGGTTACAGTAACGTCAACTTCAACGGGTTCACCCCATGTGCCTGAACCCCAGGTACTTCGACCCCAGCCAGCCATGGCTACCCTATGCTATTCTTATGACAGCATTACTTGCATCAGCCGTGGGAAATGTGATGGTAAAGCTACCTGCTGTACTGGTCTTATCACCACCAAAATCAAAGACCGCAACCGCAGGATCTCCTGAAGCCGTGTCATTGAAAATCATGCAACCTCTGGCCGTAATCGTACAAGTACCAAAAGTTAAATCAGCAAAATCCGTGAACGCAGTTGTACTGGATGTAGTTGGAGCTACGTTAGTTAAAGTGCCACCTTTTGCTGTGTAATTGGTTCCTGTTGCTTCTTGGCTTGTGCTATAAGCTGTAGTAGAAGCACTCATAGTAGCCGAGCTAGTATATAAAGCCAGTTTAAACGTATTACCGTTTGTCGCAAAGTTATGTACCGCCGTCATCAATTCACTTTTGAAAGATGTACACATTGCTTGTGTTATTGCCATTATAGTCTCCTAATAATGTTAGCTAGGTCTTTTTGACCCTGTTTCTCTAATAAATTACATATCGTACACATGTGGTTATTAACCGCTTCTTGCATATAATACGCAATCACTTTTTTGCATGTTTCTTTAAAAACATGAGCTTGTTCCCTTATGGGTGCAGGAGCCGTATCACTGATAGAAATTATTTTATCCGTGGCCATATCTGCCACTTCCTCTACCGTGTGCCCTCTGTTATCCGTTGTGGTAACACTGAGCTTTCCAACTTCTGTATCTGATTCAAATGAAAACATCAGTATTTTTCAGGCTCCACAATTCCTTCTTGTACTTGTCCGTCGTGCCTTCCCACTAATCCTATAGGAATAGCTTGTTGCTTTTCAACTTCTGACCACCTACAAATCTCTATTTCATTATTAATTGTGTAAGTAACAAAAGGATCTTCTAATCGATGATACCCATACAATTTTTCTTGAATGGGTATGTCAGCATCTAAAAGACCAGACGTCAAAGCCACTTGGACAATAATACCTGCATCCATACATTTAGCCAACCAAAATTCACAACAACCACGTCCTTGTTCCGCAAAGTATAAATTACCTTTATAAGTAAAATCAGCCCCAAACATACTAACGCCACCGACGTTGTTCCATAGGGCGAAAGCAATCGCGTAAGAAATAGTGTTATTAAAGTATCCGCAGTCTAAAGCTGTGACTACTTCTTTTATCGGGTATTCAACTAAAGCAGGAACTCGTTGATCTAATTCACAGGTGTAAATAGGATAATCAGCCGTCGGGAGCGTTTCCCTCATCATTACTGTCATGTTCCCCGCATCCCCTGTATCAAAAAAACGACTAACGGGATCCAACACAAAAGCTCTATCTACTCTTTTTAAAACTCCGATCATGGCATTAATGGCCCACACTTCATCAAATGTCTTACTGTGTGTAATCATTTTATGATAGTCCAACTGACTATTACCCATAGCAATAATAGCTATGTTCTTACCTTCTAGCTCTGGTATTGGTTTCATGTGGTGGGAATGCGAACTTGGTCGTATCTGTATTGACTTTGAGTTCCTGCTCCTTCGGAGGTGTTGCGTAATCTAGCAAGGGCATCTTGGAAACGTTGTTCAAAATTAGCCATTTCATTTGGGTCTAATTTTAAGAATGTCGCTGCCTCTACCAGGGAACCGTAAAGTAAAGAATTAGTTGCATTGTCGGAAAGCCATGTAGTTCCGCTATCCCCAGCAGCTGTTAATGATGCAGGTCTATAAAAATAGTGTAATTCAAAAGTATAAGTAGCATCGGGCGTCGGTGCCAAAATAAAACTATCACTGTCAAATTCGGCGTAATATTTTGGAAGTCCCGTGACCGATCCGGATGTTGTTGGTTTATAAGAACGCATAAAGCTAACTTGTTTTAATAACAAATAGTAGTAAACATCACTGGATATGACGGCCAAACTGAAAGGGGCTAAGAAGTCTGAGGGCATTCCCAAATAGGGGGTATCGGCTGATGCGGTTCCTGTTACATTTTTTCTAAAATTATCCAGCCAAACATTTTTAAGAATCCGTTCTTCAGCTTGTTTAATTATGACATCAAGATTATTAACAAAAGTAGTCTCAGAACTATCTACATAATCCTGTATTGCTGTTTTTAATCCACTGTAAGTAAAACTCATTACACGGGTCCTGCTGTTGCTGTACTGCCGCCACCGGTTACATCTCCTGTGGTTGCAGTACCGGTTGAAGTAAAGCTATATTCATTTGTGTCCACAACCGTTATTGTATACCCACTTGCACTTTCAAGCACGGCTGTTGTAACTCCATCAAAAGCTTTAGTTGATCTAAAACGCACGGTATCTCCTGTGGTCCTATTGTGTTTGAACTCAGTAACAGAGATTACTGTATTAGCACCGGCATCGCCACTCCTAAATGGATTCAAAGGCAATAAGGCCTCTGCGGGTCCAACCGCGACAAAAGGACCACCTCCTCTGGCTCCAACTGTTCCTGTGCCTGCAACAGCAGTAAACGTGTAAGTATCATCATCTACTTTAGTTATGGAATAGCCATCAGGATCCTGTAGCGTTCCTGTGGTAAACCCGTCAAAAGCTTCTGTGTTTCTAAAGCGTACTTCATTTCCTGTCGATTTACCATGGTCATCCTGAAACACTTTAATAACTGCACTGCCCTGAGTAGACAAAAGAGGGTTGTTGGTCAACATAGATACTGGTGCCGGTTCCGTGCGATCGGGTCTTGGATTCCTAACAGCTTGAGGATCAGCCCCAATTGGAGGAGGATCTAATTGAGGCTGTTTAATATCAAAACATTCCGGACAGGTCATAAAACCGTCCCACTGTTCTTTTAATTGCTTTAAGCGGTAGCGTTGTCCACACGTATCACAAATTGCCCACGTAAGCTTGCCTGCGGCAAAGGCCATTTATCCTCCCCAAGGTGGTATTGGTTTAGGTGGCATCGTTGGAGGGCCAACCGGAGTTGGAGCCGGCATCGATGGAGGGCTAATAGGACCTATACTTGGAGGACCCGGCATCGTTGGAGGGCCAATCGGCTGTGGATCCCAAGGAGTAGGCATTGGAGGTTCTGGACCTAGATCCTCCCAAGGAGGTCGTCCGCTTCCTAAACTTCGTATTTGAGCCTCAATTTGTCTTAATTGTTCCCTTAACTGTTGTCTTTTTCTTTTCAAAGCTGCAAGACTTATTCCCGGTGGTCTTGGGGGCCTTGGTCCTCCGGGTTCCGTTATGCGTGGTCTTGGTGGTGGCTGTTGCAGGAACCGTTTAAATCCAGGAGGAAGGGGTTTCATACGTTCACCTCCTTTACCAGGTAATAAAGAACCTAAACCTTTTTTTCTTTGTAATTTGTCTAATAGAGCCATTTCTTTCTCCTTAAATAACTAATCTCGGCGGTATAAACTTAGAGCTTACAGAATCAATATCTTCAAAGGCCGCTCTATCAAATTCTTCGTCGTATATCTGTTTTAATAACTGTACCCTATCCGGCGCTCTTTTCATAGCCAAATAATAAGCCAATCCTGCTGTCATACACGGAAGAAACCTGAATACGGTTTCCATGTTATTGGTGTAATCCCCAGCGTCCTGCATTCTGGTCAAGGCATAGTAATAAATTATATCCGTTGAATTTTCCGGAGTGGGATATAAATACAATCTAGGTGTTATATGCCTTTCTAAAAAGAACTGACTTGGTTTACTTTCAGTAGATTTATTGGGTGTGTATAAAAAATCAGATCGACTGATTCTTGTTAACTGATAATCAACACTATCGCGTTGAATAACCGCAGAAGTTATATCAATAATATCCGTACCTAGATCCTCATAATTAGTCCCTTCAGTAACGGTAAAATTACTTTTGGTAATAAGCCATTGATTTAAACCCCGATTGCCCCATTCAGCAACTAAAAGGTTTAAGGAACGACGTGCAGTCTCTAAATCGTACCCGGTACGAAGTTCAAGACCGCATCGTTCATAAGCCTCTTCTATAAGCTCATCTACACTAAGATCAAATGAAGTTGTCCCTGATGTAGCCATAATTTAATAACCACCGGGTTTAGGTTTTTTCTTACCTTTCTTAACTACGCCACCTTTGTTATAACTAAGGACATAACTATCGCTTTTACTCCAGTCTATTCCTTCTCGTATAGAGTTTCTTCTGCGTGTTAATCCAGGCATATTTTCTCCTAGTTATGAGGTGCTTCGTAATATTTTAAGAATTCACCCCAAACCGTGTATTCATTACCAGCATCTGCTGTAGAAGGTATAACCAATAGGACATCGCCAGTATAACCAGAAGCCTCTGTATTTATTAAACCACCTATATCGCTGAAATCGAACGCATTATCATAGGATAAAGTTAAAAAAGTAACGTCTGTCGTTGCATCCCAATCTAGGGAAGCTGGTGCATCAGGGGCTCCGCTTACGGTGTACCAAATTTTATTTAGTGCAACGTGCGTGCATGAGTTACCGTTTGTAGTTGATTTCTCAAGAGCAGAAACATCAACTAATGTTGTGCTACTGCCGCTTCCATCTGAATATACAGAACAATACGTAACTAATTTCTTATCAAAGTCGTACTGAATAGTTGGTCCTGTGACTGAATCAGCCATGTCTACCTCCTATTAAGCGTCAGCAAATGGTGTTACTAAAGTTCCTGAACCTAATAACTGTCCCGCTACGTGGTATTTAGCACTTGCCATTGCAGTGAAAACTACAATACTTCCTACTAATCCACCTTGGGTTGTACCGTTTTGAGTAAACGTATCATTAGATGAAGCAGAAATAAAGGTCTTACCCGCTGCACTATCATCAAGACCAGTATACGACCCACCAACAAACTTATCTGTGCCATCAGTTGTAATATCCATATCTGTAGCAGCAGTTACTACTATAAAAGTGAATTGGGCACCTAGATTACATAGTTGATTGGGATCTGTTTTATCTGTAGGTTCTGTAACCACGATACTAGGAAGTGTGAACACTCCATCTGCATCATTACATAAAAGAGGTCTACCTGCATGTGAAGCTACCGTAATTGTAGTATTAGCAGTTAAGCTGACAACAGAACTATAGCCTGCATTGATAAACCCAGCAAGGGATCTTACTGGACCTGAAAAAGTTGATTTAGCCATTTTATTCTCCTAACTAAAACTGTTATACCATCTTGGAGTAAGTCTGCCGAGTCAGTTGATATAACAAATTATCTCGGAATGATTTGAGTATATCAGAAAAAGTTTTAAAGGGAATAGAAATAAAGTGCCGGGTTGAGTAAGAAACCCCCGGCGGGGTTCCATAATTACGTATTAGCCTTATGCTCCAGGGCTACCAAATACACAACGGGGGTCAGACCACCCGAATGAGTATCTTTCGCGAGCTTTGTACCTAACATTACCTGTATCAAAATCAGCTTCCATCGAAGTTCTGATTGGTGAACGATCAAACATTTTGAATCCGTTCGGACAATCAGTCTTGATGAACCAAGCATCAGTATCTGTCAGATAATGATTAACTGTATAGCCTTCAGGGACGAGTCCCATGTTGCGTATAGCGTTAATATCATTATCAGCAGTGCTTACTCTGCCGGGTGATTCCAATATTCTATCAGACACGAACTGTAGCTCTTTAGGGATAATTAACTTAGTCCCTTGAAGTGCTACTTTTAAACCACGCTCGTCAGTGAAGGCAGCTATATCAATTAGTGCTTGTTCCAATGAAGTTTCGCTCAGGTCAGCAGATGTTGAAAGTTCATTCCGCAAGTTAGCACCACCCACAGTTGGGTGGTCAGTTGCGCAAAGTTCTTTCGTATCACCGCCAGGGTAACTTGAATTGAAAGCTCTATTTAATACAGAAGCTCCTTTGATTTGCTTGGTGTTCGCCATACTTCTTGCAAGCGCTCTAGTATATCTTGCCGATAATCTATCGTACAAGTTATCTTCGACCGCTTCTTCTGTAATGCTGAACGCCAGCGCGACAGTTTCATGTGTGTAACGTGACGTGAAAGCCTCTTGGGCTTGGTCAAACGCTACGCCTGCTCCTTCTGACTTAACCGGTGCGGTATCAAAGCCTGTAAGCATTACTTCTTCCTCGAAAGCACGATCACTTGATTCGGTTTCAAAAATTGCTTCTGATTCCTTGTCATATCTATCGTACTCAAGGCCGAATAATGCGTTCAAACCTGGAAGTAATTCTTTGACTAATTGGGCTCTAGTAATTGCCATTTATATTACTCCTTATGTACCAGCAACTCCACCACGCATGTAATGCTCATTAATTAAAACAACTAAGTTTGCATTATCTGCGGTGAGGTCACCGTTTACGTCGTCTTGGACCACACTCACAATTTTAAGCTGAAGTGCCAATGTAGTGTTAATGGTACTAGAGTCGAGTTCGCGAGTAGCAACACCAGTTGTCGTACTACCACCTATGCCCTCAGTATCAGCATTTCTGCCTATACATGTTTGGGCCGAAGCACCGTCCGCCTGAACAACAAACAATTGATTAGGATCGTCATAGATATAAGCTTCTATGGCTCCACTTCCAAGTGCCGTTGTGCTGGCTGGATAGTAATTCTTAAAGGTAGGAGTTCCGTCAGTAGCAACATAATAACAATGCGAAAACGCACCAACTATATTAGGAGAACTAACTCCTGCTGAGTTGATAAAACCACTTGCAAATATGGTTAAGTCACCTTGATAGATGCTTGTACCATATCCGGCTGTGCTAATATTGTACTTGTTAACTATTTGAACGGAAGAACCGGCGCTGTTCCCCTTATAGGGGTTTAAGCCAAAGGCTTTGTCTACATTTGCCATTTCTTGTCTCTAAATTCCAAGAATTAAAATCAAGAACCCTTATTCGGATGAACCTTGGGTTCCACCTATTGTTACGCGAGATTGTCTCTCAGGTCTACTGATAGACATCGAGGGGTGACTTCCATCTCTCAACATATCGTTATCGACAGCATCCATCTGATTTTGCGTTTTAGACGCAAAAAAAGTTTCTCTTTCCTGTACGGTTTCGATAGGAATCCTACATAGAATCAACCCGCCAACTCCAATCACTCCTTCAAACTTACCTTCTTCCACTATCGGAGATTCAAAGTCTGGGTATTCATCTGCTCTCACAGGTACCCAACCTTCTCTAAGTCGAGCCATGACGTTCTTACGATCATCTTGGCCTCTGACCTCTAATCTCACCCAGCGGTGAACATGTCCTTCGGGAGGTTTTGGTGCATCCAATGCGGATGGCGGGGCCCATGGTTTTCTCGCTACTTTCTTTTCGCGAGTTTGGGCTTCGCGTGGTTCACGACTTTCGTCGATGTTTTTATTTTTCGTTGTCATTGTTGCTCCACGTTATTCAACATATTTCGCGTACTCTTCTAAAGGCACACCCAATTTCTTTGCTATCGTTACCTGTGACGGTGTGAGTCTCACAGTCTTGCGCCCAGACTTAGCACTGCGTTTAGCAGATGCAACCGCTTGAGCGGGACGATTCGCTTGAGTATTACCCTCAAATTTATGAGGGAATTCCGTACGAATTCGTTTATTAACTTCATCATAATACTCATTACTGGTGGCGTCAAACCCTTCGTTGAGTAAATCTTGATGAATTACGAAAGAAGTCATGGTCATAGCCCTGTCATTTCCGAACCAAGAATTCTCTTCCGCCCAATCTTGGGCTTTAGGATCTGGGTCTGGATAAGATGGCTGGGCCTGTGGCACGGTTTCTTGCGTAAATTGTTGTGGTGCCGTTACCTGTCCTTGACGGACATTACGCTCTTGATTTAAAGCCTGCACGCGCTGGGCTTCCACTGCAAGAGCAGCTAGTTTCTGTTGTGCGTTTACTTGTGTATCGGTATCTGCTTCTTCGTTTGCTTTTCTTAATACATTTTTCGCTGCTTCGGTTTCGGCTGTAATTCTATTGGCTTCTGAAATAATATAATTACCATCTAAGTTTTGTTTCGCTTGTTGTAAACTTTGATTTTCGGTATATACATTCTTTGCATATTCAGTTGCCGCTTGTTCTCTTCGTTCTGATTCTCTAAGCTTCCCAGTTAATTTATCGATTCGTTTCTTTACATTCTTACTATATTCTTCGTGTTCGTCAGTTTTTGCTACTTCTTCGATTTCCACTTCAGGTATTGCTTCCGCGCCCCCTTCATTCCCTAATATAGGTTTGTCGGGTTGTTGCGGTTCAATAGGAAGTGCAGGATCTTCGTCAACATCAACATCTACTTCAGGACCCGTATCATCTATGGGTACGGTTTCTTCAGCAGCGTTGAGATTTAATTTATGCTTTGGCATGGTTATTCTCCATGATTAAAATTGATGCAGAATTGCTTCTGGGTCTGGTACTGTAGCGATGATTTCATCATCGTTCAACAGTTTTATTTCTCCGCCCTCTATGTGTATGCGAGAACCTGCGTATCTTCCGATCAATACCCAGTCCCCCGGTTTACACCAAGGTCCGCTAGAAAATCTTTCTCCGTCGTAGGCCTGTGGACCTACTTTTAATACATAGCCAAGAACACTTCCGACTTGTTGTCTTTCCACTGTTTCGTTCGTTAAGACAATACCGCCCTCCGTTTTTCCTTGACCTCTGTAAGGTAAAATCATTATGCGCCAACCCGTTGGTTCAGGTAATTTATCCAACAGCTTGGAGTCCAGCTTATCTGGATTTAACGTACCAGCGTCGCCTTTCTTTTTCCCACTATCATATACTTTTTCTAAAGCAGCTTTCTCTGTCTCCGCTTTTTTCCATTCTTCTTCCATTGCTAATAAACTTGGATTAGGCATCGGTTATCCCCTGATTTTTTAAAATTGTCCGTATTTCTTCGCGGATATAGTTCAGCGCTTCGATGTGTCCAGTAAGATTCTTATAATGTTCCCAATTTTTGACTTCACCATTGGTCATCATTTCCTGGATTTGCTGCTCTTTTTTCTCTATAGCGCGCGTTACAGCCGTCGCGAATTGTATTTCGTCTATGTCATTTTCCCCACGGATTTGAAGTTTGTGCTGGTGGTTGCCAAGGCTGTAAAGGATCGGGTACTGGTATGGTGGTTAATCCGCCCATGTCAGGGACACCGGCAGCACCATAAGGATCTGATTGATATTGTCCACTCACATAAGGATTATAACCGATTGAGGGACCCGTCAACGTATATTTTCCTGTTGCTTCTGCTGTTTGGGCTTCCCATGCTGCTCGTTCTGCTTCTTGTTTCGCTTCCATTTCAGCAATCAATGCGTTTAATTTGTCTATTTCTGATTGTCCTGTGACCGTTGGATCAGTCACCGTTG